ATGGTGGCGATGAAAATGTTCCGTTTTAAGGAGGAGTAAACATGGTTGAGTTATTAGTTGTAATGAATTGTGGAACAAATAGATATAAAACAGAAACTTTTAAAGATAAAAAAGCCTTTATCGATGCTATAGACAACGTACAAGTAGGGAATACAAAGCTGATTTGTTTTACAGATAAACAAGGAAAATATATTGCGGTATCTCCAGCTAATTGCGTTATTGAATGTACTGATTGTTAGTGGTGAGTGATGAAAATACTAGATGCATGTTGTGGAAGCAAGATGTTTTGGTTCGATAAAGAACATAATGAAACCTGTTACATGGATAAACGCACATTGGATACAACACTATGTGATGGCAGGAGGTTGATAGTAAAACCTGATGTAATCGCAGATTTTCGCAAGATGCCTTTTGAAAATGAAAGTTTTCATCTTGTTATCTTTGATCCGCCGCATTTATTAAATGTTGGTGATAAATCGTTCCTAGCATTGAAATATGGGAAGTTAGAAAAAACATGGCAAGAGGATATTGAACAAGGCTTGTCAGAGTGTTGGAGAGTATTGAAGCCAAATGGAACGATGATTTTTAAGTGGAATGAGGAACAAATCACGTTACCGATGCTTAAAGGGTTATTTCCTAGTAAGCCAATATTTGGCCAACGCAGGGGAAAAACAGTTTGGTTAGTGTTTTTTAAGGGTGAAAGTAAATAATTAGGAGATGCATATATGGACGAAAAAGATATTCAATATGTTCTTGGTAGACACTTATTTCGTAAAAAAATATGCATACCAAACGTGAGCATGTATTGCCCCGGAAGAACTGAATATGAAGCTGATTTTATATATTTCGATTTAAAAACACAATACCTAACAGAAGTCGAAATCAAAACAGATATTCATGATTTTAGGAGAGATTTTAAAAAGAAACGATACCATGATTGTAAGAATGTAAAGTACTTGTATTATGCAATGCCAAGAAGTTTGTATGAAGAAAATAGAAATGAGATCAATTTCTTTCTTAAAGATGCAGGATTGATTTTGATTGATGAAATAGATACAGATGATTTCAGAGGTAATATATACGAGTTTGGCGGATTTGTAAGACGCGCTAAAGCTAGAGATGATTGGTACGAATTAAGTCCTACAGGGTTAATGCATTATTTACGAATTGGATGCATGAAATGGGTGAATAGATGAAAATAGAACTATTTAATGATAATTTTCAGAATTTTAAAAGATACGGAATACCAAAGGCACAATTGGTAATTGCAGATATTCCATACAATCTAGGGAATAACGCTTATGCAAGTAATCCTATGTGGTATGTAGGCGGTGATAACAAGAATGGTGAAAGTAAAAAAGCAGGTAAAGCGTTCTTTAATTCAGACTACAATTTCAACATTGCAGAATACTTTCACTTTTGCAATCGGCTATTAAAAAAAGAGCCTAAAGAACGAGGGAAAGCACCATGCATGATTATATTCTGTTCTTTCCAACAAATGCCGATGGTAATTGAATACGCTAATAAACATGGGTTTAAGAATTATATTCCTATCACATTTAACAAGAATTATAGTGCACAAGTGCTAAAGGCAAATATGCGAATTGTTGGGGCTACTGAATATGCGTTAATTCTGTATCGTGAAAAGTTGCCTAAATTCAATAACAACAAAAAAATGATATTTGATCACTTTGAATGGAAACGTGATAACAAGAATATCGTTCCTAATATCCACCCAACGCAAAAGCCTGTAAACGTACTAAAACGATTGATAGAAATATTCACAGACGAGGGCGATGTAATCATTGACCCTGTAGCTGGTAGCGGTAGCACATTAAGGGCGGCGATGGAATTAGGTAGAAGTGCATACGGTTTTGAAATTGATAGAAGAATGTATGCAAAAGCAAAAGATGAAATGTTGAGCGATGTTAAAGTACAAACGAATTTGATGGAATTTGCAGAATAAGGCGGTGATGATTATTGCCAATAAATAGCAAGCAAAAGGGCGCAAGAGGTGAACGTGAATTTGCTAGTCTATGCAAGGAACATGGATTTGATGTAAGACGAACGCAACAGTATTGTGGAAATACAGGTGATGCCAGCGATTGTGTTGGACTACCTAATATTCATATCGAAGTTAAGCGTGTGCAAGCATTGAACGTAGACAAAGCAATGGCACAAGCAATTCACGATAGCGAACATAAGAACGTGATGCCAATCGTGGCACATCGAAAGAATAATGCTAAATGGTTAATCACCATGAGGGCGGATGACTGGTTTGAAATGTATAAAGAAAGCGGATTAAGTAATGGCAGTTAATACATCAACATATGGTATCCCACACAATTGCAAAAATTGGCTAGCGTTAGCATCGGTAGTATGGGGCGAACTGGATATAAGCGAGGCTATACATATTGTTACTGACAAAGGCAGGGGATTGCCTACAAAAAGAAGCATACAAGATGAATTTGCATTGACTGATAAAGTAATTGCGTTATGCAAAAAAGGATTAACGAATAAACAAATCATGGCTGAATTGAATATATCGAGCAATCGAGTTGTTAGAGCGAAGAATTGGGGAGAATGGAATAATGTTAGTGAAAATATTAAATGAATACGCACAACTACCGACAAGAGGTAGTAAGGATGCAGCAGGATTAGATTTGTATTGCCCTTTCCATATCAAAGTACCTGCTGACAGTCAAAAGAAAATACCATTAGGGATAGCTGTAGAAATACCTAAAGGACATATGGGGCTATTAGTACCAAGAAGCAGCATGAGCAAAACACCTCTAAGATGTGCAAATAGCGTAGGGATTATAGATGCAGATTATAGAGGAGAATTAAGCATTGCATATGAAAACATATCTTGTAACGATTACACAATATTTAGAGGTGATCGCATCGCACAATTAATCATCGTACCAATCGCAGTGGTAGATGTAGAAGAAGCACAAACACTCAGCGAAACAGAACGTGGCGATGGTGGATATGGTAGTACTGGCAAATAAAAAAGACAGTAGATAGACAGAAAAGACAGTAAGTAGACAGTAGAAAGACAGTAAAAGGAGAAAACAAACATGAATAAATTAGTATTAGCAACAATGATTATGGGTACAATTGGCGGTAATGTATTAGCAAGCGGTGTTGTAACAGGGCCAGTAGAGCCTAACACACAAGCACCAGTAGTAAGCGGTTACAATTCCGTAGCCGTAGGGGCAAATACAGTAGTTACAGGCACGAATACAATTGCAATTGGCCGTGATAATAAAGTAACAGGAAATGATAGTGTTGTAATCGGTGGTGGCAATGGAACAGTTGAAGCTGATCAAGCAAGCGTAATTGGGTACAACAACTATGTAGGTAACAATAAAGAACAAACTGTATTAGGTGCTAACAATACTGTAGACAACCAAGGTGCAGTAGTAGTAGGTACACATAGCGTAGTGCGTGGTATTGATGCGGTAGTCATTGGTAACAATGCATCAGCACCTATTCAAAACAGCGTAGCAATTGGCACAAACAGTCAAACGGATAACCCTGTAGGTGTGCGACAAGTTGTATTAAATGGGGTAACTCACGTGTTCGCAGGTGAAAGTCCTAATAGCGTAGTATCCTTTGGCAGTAAAAAAAGCGATACATACAGCGGAATTAGTAATTACAACCGACAATTACATAATGTAAGTGCTGGCCGTGTAGACCCTAGCAGTTTAGATGCAGTAAATGGTAGCCAGTTATTTGCTGCATATGACGAGATTGAAACAAACGGCACACACATTGCGAAACTACAAAAGGATGTGAACTGTTTAGATAAACGAGTTACACGAAATACCACAAATATCTCTAATTTGACCTCTAAGGTGGATAACGGATTTACAACGATTAATAACACTCTAACCGCTACAAACGAGCGTGTAGGGCAAAATAGCCAAGCCATTTTGAACAATACGGATAGAATTAATAATCACGAAACACGCATTACAGATTTAGAACGTAATACAGTAGGTCAAATCTCAAACGTGATGCATGAAGTAGCAAAAGCTGGTGCATCTACTGCTGCACTAAGTGCGCTACACTATTTAGGCTATAATTCTGATGACAAACTAACATTCGCGGTAGGATACGGCCACTACAAAAACGCAAATGATGTAGCCATCGGTATGTTCTATGCACCAACTGAGCATGTAATGTTTAGCTTGGGTGCTACATTGGCCAACAAGATGATTAATGCAGGTGTATCTTTTAGACTTGGTAAAGGTAGTGAATATGAAACCAACCATAAAGGCAAAATCAAACAACTTGAAGAGTTGGTTACTAAATTGGTAGCGGAAGTTGAAGAATTGAAAGCTGGTAAATAATGAATGAACAAAAGCAGAAATGTACAAAGGATATGATGTTTGTAGTTGTAATGACTGGAATGTTAGCGTGGTGTTTTGTACTTCTGATTTGCATAACGCTTATGATATTTATTCCAATGTTCAAGTAAAGAATATGAGGTAATAAATGAATGCAGAAAATAATAGAAAGGCAATCCGATTTGCACAAGAGTTATTTTTCAATGCGATCATGGGTGTATCGCTAGTAGCTTTGATATTTGGATTTGTGATTTTGATTAAAGTATTGGTTGGATAGATATAGGCGGTGAAATATCCGCCTTATCATAAGAGGTTAGTATGTTAGGTTATAGCGGATACGTTGTACACTTTGATTATTTTATAGATGTACATGAAACAAAAGAAAGTGCTATGGAATTTCTAAAACAGTTAGCTTATGAAAGCGGTGAAAGTCAATTTGTAGTCGGTGTGGCTGTTAAAAAAGATGATGGTATAGTATTAGAATTTCCTGATTTATACCAATATGACGAAGTAAGAAAAGAATGGTATAAATTGTGGTGATAAAAAGCATAATGAGGTAAAAGATTATGATTACAGATGAACAAGGTCAAGAATGGGTACTACGAAAGCTATATGATGATGGGTGGAAATATTATGTTAAGAATGTCGGTAATACTCTATTTGTAACAACAAAAAGACCAGTTATGGATGACGATATATTAGATGTAAATAGTGGTGGTCATATAAAGTGTATTAATAACATAAGCAAAATAATGCCACAAATAGAGCGGAATGAAGTGTTAAACATTGCAGAAGAATTAGGTATTGTTGATTGGAGCAAAGTAAAAGTTGATACACCTGTATTAGTTAGAGATTTTGAAGGTGCGAAATGGGAAAAGCGTTATTTCGCATTTTTTAAAAATGGCAGTGTGAATACGTGGTGTGGTGGCACAACATCATGGAGCTCCGAAAACATCACTGGTACGATAAGTTGGCGTCATGCAAAAGTAGTAGAGGTATAAGCAATTGGGATATGGTGCTTGCCTAGGAATAGAAAAACGATTAACAATTAAGTGTGGAGATAGCAGATGCACACCTAGTGTATATGATGGATTTTGTAGCCATATCATTGTGTATAGACATAATGATTGGTGGTTTAGATATGATAAACCTATGTGCGGACATTTAACAGATGGCGAGGCAAAAGAATTAAGAGAAATGGCACAATCCAATTATGAGATGTATTGTGAAAGACATAGAGAGGGGGAGTAATATTTGAATGAACCAACAAAAAGTGAAAAAAGATTGATAAGTAGTGCTAGAAAGTACCTTGAACCTGTAAAAACTGTTGATGAACAAATAAAGTCGATTGCAAAAGAAATAGAGCAACTACGATGCAATATTACATCAATTAGCGCTATCGATTATTCCAAAGATAAAGTGAGTGGTGGCGGTGTTCCATGTGGATTGGAAAATAGTGTAGCAAGATTTATCGATACGGAAAAAGAACAACGTAAACGAATTGATGAATTGAGTGAGTACAAGTGCGATGTAATCAACACGATCAATAGTCTAAGCGAAGAAATTGGCGGTACAATGTTACGTTATGAATACTTGCTCGGTATGTCAGCTAAACAAGCACATTCGGTTTTTGAAAATCAATTCAACGAAAGACAGGCGATGAGATATAAAGAAAAAGCATTGATTGAAATAGGCAGGTTGAAATGTCAGTAAATGTCATGAAATGTCAGTA